GAAAAAGCACAGCAATTATTAGATGACCTTCGAGCTGAATTTGAAGCCAACCCAAGAATCTTAGCAGATTTTGGAGAACAAAAACAACTAGGAACCTGGGAAGAGGGATTTTTCATTACCAAAGGAGGCTTTATTGGTCAAGCTCTTGGTATGGGGCAGTCTGTAAGAGGTTTAAGAGTAAAGAACAAAAGACCTTCACACATTGTTGCTGATGACTTGGAAGACAAAGACATTAATAAGAACCCAAAGAGACAAAAAGCTGTTGCTGATTGGATAGATAGAGACCTTATTCCTACAATGGATGGGCAATATAAACGATTTATTCAAGCCAATAACCGATTTTCTCCGATAATGATACAAACAATGCTACAGGAAGCACATCCCAAATGGGTAGTGCATCAAGTGAATGCTTATGACCCTGTAACCTATGAGCCGACTTGGAAAAGTAAATATTCTGATGATTATTTCCGTGAGTTGGTAGAAGGCGATGATGGTATTGGAACTTTGGCGGCGAATGCCGAATATAACAACTCTCCTCATGTAGAAGGGGTGATTTTCAAGGACGAGCAGTTTCAGTGGGTAGAAACACCCCCACGCATAGACCATTATGAAATGATTATAGCTCATTGGGATGTAGCCTATGCCGGGAACTCAACCAGTGACTACAATGCTATTTCGGTAATGGGACTAAAAGGCAGGGATTTTTACCTTATAGATGGTTATTGCAAACAAAGCAAAATGCGTGAAGCTATACAATGGATGTGCAACTATCAAAAGGAGCTTCCTGCCAGTGTAGAAATTTTTTGGCAATACGAATCCCAATTTTGGAATGATGAATTAAAACGAATTTTAGAAGAAGTTCAAAAAGAAACAGGCGTATGGCTCAATATTGTTAAAAAAGATTTACCTACTCAAAATAAATATAAGCGTATCCTCACAATGCAACCCTATTTCCAAAATAACCGAATTTACTTTAACAAGAAAGTTCAGTACAAAAACGACATCCAAATAGGACTGGCTCAACTTAAGGGAATAGAACCTAATTACAAGGTGCATGATGACTTTCCCGATGCCATGATTTCCACTATAAAAGACTTGGAGGCCTATGTAGGAGCAGGAGGCAAAACCTTTTCCTACCGAATGGGAAAAATGAAAGGTGTCCACCGCTGGTAACCTTTTTCAGAATAAACAGTCATCTTATCAAAACACTTTAAATTATTAACAATGAAATATTTAACCCTTGATTATCTCTATACTCATGCTTTTGAAAGAGCAATAAAAGAATCCACAGCCGACTTTGAACAGGCCATAGAGAATTTAGAAACAGAAACCATAAGCCTTGTAAAAACTTACCTATACCGCTACTATGATGTGGCAAAAATATTTGCAGAACCGCCCGTAAGAAACGGGGTTTTGGATAAGATTATTACTAAGATTATTATCTACGAGGCAGTCCGAAGAAATGTTTATCGTAAGGTTAATAACGGCTATCAGGAGGATTACAAGTGGGCAATGGAAACGCTGGAAAAACTCAATACTGGCAGAATGACACTGAGTGACCTCCCGTCAAAGCCCAAAGAATCCACAAATAATCCTAAGGATTCACTAATGCATGGCAATTTGTCTAACAAAAACTTTTTCATCTAATGTTACAGAATTTATATAAAAAAGCGGAGAACTTTTTTCTAAAAAGAGCAGACGAAAGACTGCTGAGAATAACCGCAGCAATTAAAAATGCTCGAAGCGGAGCGTTGTCATCATCTCTTACCCATAACGCAGAAACCATGCAGGTAAAGAGTTTGGAAGACTGGAAATTAGCTGTCCTTATGGCGACAAATCAATACAGCCCTAATCGGCTGTTTCTACACCAGCTTTACCAAAATTTGAAATTAGACAATCATCTTGTTTCGGTGATTGAAAGCCGTATTCTCCACTCTCAAAGAAGTAACTTTAAGATTGTTAATGATAAAAAAGAAGAAAACGAGGATTTATCGTGGTTATTCCAAAGAACTTGGTTTGAAGATTTTATCGCTACGGCTCTTTGGTCTAAATTTGAGGGAACAAAACTTATAGAAATTTTTGTTACCAATGAAGCTGGAGAGTTAGAAGAAATCAGCGAAATACCATCATCTAATTTCAATACAGTAAAAGGAATCATTACCAAAGAAAATGGAGAAGAAACAGGCTGGGACTACCGCTCTGGGAAATATGCCAATTTTTATATTCAAGTAGGAAAAGACAGGGATTTAGGAATACTTGCGCAGATGGCTCCTATTATTTTAGCTAAAAAACTGGCAATGGGTTCATGGCTGGATTTTGTAGAGAAATATGGTATACCGCCATTATTCATTACTACCGACAGAGAAGATGAAAAACGAGGGCAGGAACTTTGGGATATGGCAGTATCCTTTAAGGCAGCTAATTTTATGATAGGAAGAGGAGCAGAAAAATTTGAAATTCCTAATGTTACTACTAATAATGCAGAAGCTGTTTTTGACAGCCTGATAGAGCGTGCCAATTCGGAAATGTCCAAAAGAATTTTAGGAGGGACAGGGCTGACAGATGAAAAAGGCTTTGTGGGTTCGGTAGAAATTCAGTTCCAGTTAGCAAAAGACAGATTTGAGAGTGACAAGCTTTTTTTACAAAACCTTATCAATCAGCAGTTAATTCCAAGACTGATAAAACTTTCTCCTGTATATGCTCCTCTCCAAAATCATTATTTTGAATGGGACAATGCAGAAGTGTTTGATTCAGCAAAATTAGCTGATTTGGTAACCAAATTTGGTCAGCATTTTTATATCGACCCTGAATACATCCAGCAAAAAACAGGCATTCCCATTTTAGGCATTAAAGAAAATACCAATGAAACACCGATTAAATCCGAATAAGTTTTTATACCTGCGTTCTTTCTTCCGCAGGCTGGAGGCTTCTTATCATGATTTGTGCTGTGATGCAGAACCCTCTGCGCTTGACCTTTCTGATTATACTAAGCTCATAGAGGAGTTAAGTACAAAGATACAAAACAAGGAACTCAGCCCCTCTGATTTAAGTCCTGATTTGATAGAGCAGATTTACAAGGATATATCTCAACCAGCGAAAAAAGAATTTGGCAGAAAGTGGGTAGATTATGATTATAAAGAACCTAACAATCTTATCCAGAAATTTAAAAAGAACCTTTGGCAGTTTTCTTCTGCAAAGACCTTGGCAGAACTAGAAATGATAAACAGCCTTATTTTAGATAAAAACGGAAGAATTAAGCCCGAATATCAGTTTAAGCAAGACCTGCAGAAAATGAATTTTCAGTTTAATAGAAATTATCTTAATGCCGAGTACCAAACAGCCAAGCGTGGAGCCCAAATGTCTCACTTATGGACAAAATTTCAAGAACAGAGAGAATATTACCCCAACCTTGTTTATAGAACCGTAGGGGATAGCAGGGTTCGTCCAGAGCATGAAGCACTTAACGGAATAGTAAAGCCCATAGATGACCCATTTTGGAAAACTTACTATCCGCCGAATGGCTGGCGGTGTAGATGTACCGTAATGAATACCGCAGAAAAGGTTTCACAGGGAGAATTTGAAGACGAAAGTGTACTGCCTGAATTTAGAGGAAATGTTGCTGTAGATGAAGAAATTTTCACCTCCAAAGGCTCTTTTTTCAAACTGCTTAATAAAGACCACAAAGCCAAAATAAATGCCGAACTGATGAAATACAACATGCCTATGGACACCGCTTATCATGGAAAACATAAGAAAAAGGTATTCGTCAGTCCTTTTGCTGATGAAAATGACTTGGTAAACAATGTAGAAACCGCCATGGTTATTGTCGATAAATTAAAAACGGATGTGAAAATTAGGGCGCATATTGATAGTAATATTGTAAAAGGACACAAAAACCCAGAATATGAAATAAACGGAAAAATTGCTGACCGAAAAGAAGTGTCATCATACACTAGTATTAAAAGTAATTTAGAAACAGCTAAAAAACAAGGAAACCATAGTATTGTATATGATGTTACTAATTTTAAGGATTGGAAAGCAAATGAAATTACTAAAAATTTAAAAGGCAA